ACTACTGGCTTTGATGTCCCGGAGCTTGATTGCATCGTGATGTCTCGGGCCACTATGTCATTAGCTTTGTGGTATCAAATGATTGGGCGTGGTGTGCGTCTTGATCCTAGTGATCCTAATAAAGTGCTACATGTGTATGACATTGCCAATGTGACGGAGAAGCTGGGGCGTGTGGAGACTATTCGTATCCAGAAGGAGGCCGGTGGCTTTCGTGATGAGGTATGGAGTGAAAAAGGCCGGCTAGATAATAAGATCATGTACACCTACACGATCAACCGCAAGGGTTCGGACGCCAAAGAAAAACCAAAGTCTAAACCTAAATATCAAAAGCTTGTGCCACAAGTGGGTACATTCATGCGCAAGTAGGTCTACAATTGCGTTTACACATTGAGATGGGAGTTTACCCATCTTTTTGTGTTTGGCTTATTCTGTAGCCTCTCACGCTGTCTGAGCGGGTATTGCCCTATTGCGGTGTGAGTGCTATTATCAGATTGATATCAATTTTAGCACTACAAAGGAGAGCTAGTGGATAAAAATACTAATATCAAATTGAGGAAGCCCCGTGCATTGAGTACGAAGCACTATTTGCTATGCGAGCCATACATGGCTATACGGTATGGACTCCAGGCAGGTATGGTGTGGGCGGCGCTGGTTGATTTTAGCAATGAGCGTGATATGGGTACTGGGTTCAAGATTTCCTACGAGGAGCTAGCTATTAAGACAGCTACCGTAGGTTATTCTGCTTGCAAGAGGTTGTGCCGTCTGTTTTGTGCGGATGGTTGGCTAGAGGACAAGCGAGGGAATCTGTACTACCCGGAATACCGTATAGCCCGTATACCACCAAAGGTTAGTAGGGACTTGAACGACAAGCGACTTACAAAGCCTGGCAAGTTCGGTAAGGGTAATTACAAATCAAATGGTGCATACAGTCATAAGCGCCAGAGAAAATTAGATAATTTAATTAAAGAGATAAAGGAAGATGAGGAGTAAGGAAAATGGAAATTGAATTTTCAGTGAACCCCCACGTGTCCAAAAAATACGGCCTCACAGCTGGTGCAATGTACTCGTTGTTTAGCTACTTGTGGCCATCGTACGCATCCAAGAATGGTTTTTTCAAGGTGTCGATAAGGTACATGCATGAGACGTTCCCCGGTTCTGCCGTCGAGGACATCAGGAAAGCGTTTAGCGAGATGGAGAAAGAGCGAGATATCGAAACTCTTGGGTATCGCGAGGATATTCCGTACGAAAAAGATTTTTATATTATGCCTAATTACTATGGAGAAGCAGAGAAATGACAAAAAAAGACTCTCAAGAGCAAAAATTACCCCCTGATGTCAGGGGGATGAATAAAACTGTTCGTGCGATGTACAACAGTTCGGCTATGGGGTTCGTTTACAACGACCTAATACGATCATATCATGGATTGAAAAAATATAGCAAGGAAGCCGACAAATCTGTGTATCGATCGACCAAGCAGATCCAGGAACAACTAGACTGGATGGATATACGAGATATACGCCGATACGTTAAGAAGTTAGTGGACGACGGATGGATAAAAGTTACCAAACGCGCCCATGGGTGTATGTACATCCTGCCTGGGAATAAGCTCCCAGACTACGCGTCCGTGGCATCAAAAATATCGCTTGAAGTGCTATCTAAAATGGCAGAAAATGACCAAAAAAACGGGGGTTCAGCACCCGAAAATAACACTCATAATAGTGAAAAAAGCGGGGTCTCACACCCACCTCAGGATAGCAAAAACGGGGGTTCAGCACCCGAAATTTCCCCTATAATCAAGTGTAATAATAATCAAGTAAATATCTGTCGCGACTCTAGCGAGTCTCTCCAGATGGCGTCGCGGCGCAAGCAAGCTTGCACCACTCCGCCCCTCGCCGGCGCGCAGCAAGCTGCTTGCCTCGTGCCTCCGCCAGCAGAGCTGGCGTCCCCACAGCCCACCCCCGCTTCGCTGGGTGAGGACTCCAGGAACAAGCTTGTTCCTGATGTCCATAGAGGTGCTTCGCACCTCCCCCCCCAAGTTCCGCCGCCCCCCCCACAAAAGAGAGTAAAAGAGAAAAAGGCCACTCCAGGCCTGCCTGCCAGCCATCCAGACGTAAAGCTTCTCGTGCCATTGCTCAAGCAAGTGCATGCCAAGATCACGCCAAATGACCCACGGAGGGATTGGACGAAGAACGCCAACGTGATGTTAGGCCATATGAAGCGCTCAGAGGCCGCGTATGCGTTCCAAACCCCCCAGGAGGCTGCATCATACCTCCAGATGGTTTTGACGTTTCCTTGGGCCGCCTACGCGGCTCTCACGAAGTTTTCATTCAAGTTCGACAACCTACGTGGAATAATTGACTGGAAATCCGCCAAGATGCTACGGGCTATGAACCTATTTCTCAACCGCCCTGTCGACAGTGCACCACGTGAGATCAAGCTACTAGAGAAAAACAAATATCTCCAGATGGTGTGCCCCCAGTACGACATCGATTGGCCAGTGGAAGCCAAGGCTAACGTACGCAAAGACAGGGTGAGATACTTCCGTGGTATGCAAATTGATAACGAAATGGGGTTGCTATTCAACAAAGTGCGTGATATCATGGAAAAAGAAGCAGAAAAGATGAAAGGAGAACAATAAATGGCATTTTTAAAAGAGGTACAAGCATTAAGCTCATACCACAAGGCAGCAGAGAATCAACGGCATACTTTTGGTGTCACTGACCTCTACCGTGCCGACATCAACAGTGCAAAGGGGCATGGCCTCAACGAGTATATCGGTGGTGGCTATGGCCGCCCTGGCAATTACGAGATTGTTATTCTCTTTGGTGACACTGGTATCGGTAAGTCAACGGTGGCCCTGAACATGCTTTGTGACCCCATCCTCAAGGGTGCAAAGATTGGCATGATGATCCTCGAGGACGAGGGGGCGGACGTTTACCTCCGTATGGAGGCAGCACTGGGTAAAACCAACTTTGCCGAGTATGTGCTCAAGCGTGGTGCTGACATCCAGATCGCCACAGACAAGGAGCTTGGCCGGGGTGAGTGGACTCTTGAGGGGGCACTGGAGTACCTGGAGTGGATGTTCCTAGAGCGTGACCGGGACGTTGTGCTGCTCGACCACCTCCAATTCCTCTTTGAAACGGTAAGTATCGGCCAAGAAGGCGAGTGGCGATCGCAGCAGGTGTTTATGCGTAAGCTCAACCAGCTCATCAAGGACGTCAAAAAGACTGTTATTCTGGTGTCTCACACCAAAAAGGGTGACAGCAGGGGTTCAGCTCGTATTCGTGGCTCAAGTAGTATCGCAGCGGCAGCAAGTAAGATCCTCGAGGTACAAGAGAATGAAAATTCTTGTACGCCTGGTGCTATCACGATCACAATGCGTAAGTCGCGTTTTACTGCTCGCCCTAACTACGGCTACAACATGGTACTACGTAAAGGAAAGATGATCCCTGCTGCCAGTGATGTCGGAGTATCAGACCCCTTCGGCGTCTAGTATTGAGCGTTGGCTTGATGAGCATTACCTCAAGCACAGGAGGTATGGTAACACCATCGTGTCTCAGTGCCCAAACCCAGATCATGCCGACAACGAGCCAAGCGCAAAGATTTTTCTGGACAATGGCTTTGTGAGTTGCTTCGCAGGTTGTGGGAGATTCCACATTTGCAAATACGCGGAGGAACTACGCACAAAAACGCACGCAGGAGGCCGCCAGACGTCGTACAATCGCGATTACAAGCCAAGATGGGAAAACACCCACAACCAGGACAAAGACACAACACAAAGCCCCTCAGTAGGCAATAACAACATGAACAGTGGTAAGATAGCTATCGAGCAGCAGAAAATGATGAACACGTGGAAGTCTCTCCCAGAGATTCCTGCTGATCATACGTTGCACAAAGTCTCAGCCTCCACCCTCAATGAGCTTGGGTGGCGGTACGATGCGGTACACAAGAGGTACTTTATCCCGTACTGGAATAGTGACCGCAGCAAGATTTTATTTGCCCAGTGGCGCAATCTCACTGGCAAAGTTCGTTTCAACTTCTGGCCTGGTGTCCCCATTCGTCTATACGGTCAATGGAATATCACCCCAGACACAGACAAGATTTTGATTTGCGAGGGCTCTAGTGATTTTGCCGTCCTCACAGAGCTTGGCATGCCAGTGATTGCTGCTCCATCGGCATCACAGGACAAGCTGATCAAGCAATTCGCAGAGTACTGCAAGGACAATGGCATCACCATCTACTTCGCTGGTGACAACGACAGGGCTGGCGAGAAGGTGGCCGAGTCTATCAGTAAGGTTTACTATTACTCAGACCTCAGGCCTGATGATGGTGAAGGCGTCAAGGATTGGGGTGAGTGGTATGAACAGGGCGACACTGAACAGGAGATACTCGACTATTTGCTCATGAAGTTTGATCCTGAAACGTATTTTGATGCCTACGAAGAGCCAAAGCTTGTCCAGACTATCGCGCCAGCCAAGCCGACTACTCCTGAAGTCCTAAAGCCACCGATCATGGAGGCTATCGAACAGACACCAGAGGCAGAGGTGGTTGAGAAGCCAAAGCCTGTGATACCGACAGCTGATCAAAAAAGTAAGATCCTGGAATTGTTCCCAGGATCTATGGAGATTAGCGTTGTCGGTGGAGGAAAGGAGCAAAACTCCCCGACATCAAGCATTATACAGCAAAGTGGGGGTTTACAAAAGCCTTCTCGTTTGATATCATCAGGGTAACATAAGTTAAAAGAGAGGAGCTAAATGCCCAAGAGAGAAGAAATCACGGACGTCATCGACAAGCAAGCGTATGATGATCCAGAGTTTAAGCGAGGTTTGGTACTCAGGTTCGCCAACGCAACGCTCAAGATCACACGAGTTGATCGCAAGAACAAACGAACCTGGGCCGAACACTGGGAACTTTACCTAGCAGAGGCGGCAGTAAGTCACTACGGGCACATGTTAGAACGCCGCGAGGATGGCAAGAGCTGGTGCAAAGACTGCGATCTAGAGATCTCAGAGATGGCGACAGAAGAAGGTGAACGAAAGGCAGCAGAACGAAATGCAAGCAAGTAATCTACAATCATGGACATGGCAGGATTTGAACAGAGCTTTCAAGTCGTATCACGCTGTTGTCCTTAAATACCAAGGTCTCGTCGAGGAACTGGCGGTAAATCCAGACACTGATGTGTCTATAGTGAAGGAAATCCTAGACACTGGCGACCGCGCTATTAGACAGTCGATAGCTTGCTGGAATGAGATGGAGCGTCGCCGTAAAATGATAGGATTTTGTGGATAAAAGGGGTTGACTTTATCGATCCCTCTCTATACAATAGAGACATAACAGAAAAGGAGTTATACAAAATGGAATTAAGAGGTACAGTATTTGAGGACTGGTGGGAAGCTCTTCCAGCCCTCAAGAGTACACCGATCCTCATCAATGAGATCATCGATGAGGCATGGGAGAAAGACAAAGAGCTAACAATGCGCTTCCTGTTTTTCACCCGAGACATCAAGGAAGGTGTGGGAGCGCGAGAAGCGTTTCGCATTGGGTGGGGTAAGCTGTCCCGGATCGCACCAGAGTCAGTCATCAAGAACATTGAGCTAGTACCAGAATACGGCCGGTGGGACGATCTCTGGCATAGCGACACACACCCGCTAGTTCTCATCAATATGGCAGAGTTTATCGGCAAGAAGCTTGAGGATGAACTGGCTGGTGGTGAGGTTTCAACCCTAACCAAGTGGTTGCCGTCAGAGAATGCAAGCTCAGCGGAGACACGAGAAATGGCCCGCACTATGATGAGGTTACTTCGTAAGACGCCACGAGACTACCGCAAAGCTTTGTCAAAGCTACGTACCAAGGCTGATCTCCTGGAGTCCAAGATGTCCGCCCGCGAGTGGCACGACATAGACTACAGCGAAGTACCGTCAGTAGCAATGAGCCGTTACAATAAGGCCTTCCGCAAACATGACAAGCACCGCTACTCGTCGTACTGGAAGGAAGCTTCCAAGTACCAGCAAAGCAGGCATAAAATGATAGAAAACTTTGAAAAAGGGGTAGACTTTATCAAAGGAGAGCGCTATAATAGAGTAAAGGTGTAAAAAACCTTAGAGCAGATCCAGCACAGCACAATTTTGTCTCTCTCAAATATTAACCACAGCTGCTCAGAGATCATTAACAATTTAGAATTTTTAGACCCGTGCATCACTAAAGATTTACGAATCTTAATCCACGTAGTTAGTAAGCTTTTCAATCTATTCTTTCAAGTTTACAGTTTTTTCATCTTGGTTACCCTCCGGACGAAAACCCCATTTTTTCTTCAATTCTGGGTCTAGTTTATGTTAGTTTCTTAAGACGCACACAGCTCATAAATAGTCACACTTGGCTAGTGACTGTATCAAACTTGCGTAATATGTACTTAACGTATATATACCCCCTGTATATAACCAACCAGAGCGTCTTGTTTTAAGTAAGTTTATTAAAAAATAAGGAGAGTAATATGATTACAATTACCGCATCATCTTCTGGTGGTGACTATGAAGTCGCACCAGCGGGTGTATTTTTAGCTCGATGCTACCAGATGGTAGACATTGGCACACACACATTCAATTTTATGGGCAAGGACAGAGACCTGCGCAAGGTGTACTTGTTCTGGGAGCTTCTCAAAGACTCCAGTGGCCAGCCAGTAGACGGCACACCAACAGTCATGGGCAGCTACACTCTGTCGATGAATAAGAAGTCAAAGCTTCGCCCACTCCTCGAGCAGTGGCGCGGTAAGCCTTTCACCGACCAAGAAGCTTCTCAGTTCAACCTGACGACCTTGCTCGACAAATATTGTACCGTCCAAATTGTTCACACAGAGAGTGGCGATCGCACATACGCGAACGTCAACACTATCATGGCGACACAGGACAAAGCGCCTGGTGTCCGTCCAATTGTTGCCTTCTCGGTGAGCGATCCAGACGGGGCTGTCCTTGGCGAACTTCCTGAATGGCTACAGAAGAAGATTGAAGCCAGCCAGGAATATCAAAAGATGATGGCTGAAGGTGAAGCACCACAGGTCGAGGCTGTGCAAGCAGCAGCGCAAACCAATAATAACGACGTTAATCTGGCAGACCTGCCATTCTAGGAGAACATAATGGGTTACTCACACATCAACAAAAAAGGTAAGCGTTACTACCTCAACGTACGGTACGTACAACTTAAAAACTCGGACAAGAAGACTCCAATTTACTTCTTCTCACGTGACCAACGCGATACTAACTGCCCTCTGCCTGAAGGCTACAAGGTATCGGAGTACCGTTTCTTAACTCTTAAGAAGGCCTAACGGTGGTCAGACGAGACAGCTTGGAGGGGGTAGGACATATCCCCTCCGCTTACAGTAAGGCGAAAAAGAACGCCGCTAAAACTACAAAGGAGAGACATGGATCAGATTTCTACAAGAGAATTGGTCGCATGGGTGGTCGCACTAGGGGGCGTGGGTATTTTGGTTACCTCAAAGATACGAACCCTGAACTACTCAAAGAAATCTCAAAGCGAGCTGGTGAAAAAGGAAGACGTGCCAGCGGAGAGCTTAGAGAGTTTAAGCGAGCTGTTGCCAAAAGCCTTACCGAAGATCAAGACCGGGGTCAAGGGTAATGCTCAGGTCAAAGCCCTTGCAAAAGCGCTCAAGTTTGAGGCGCTCCCCATTAAGAAAAGTGGGGCTAAAGCAGGAGCAGTGGCGCGAATTTCGAAACAAAAAGGCAGCAAGGGATAGAGATTCAAATGGTCTTCTCTGGTGTCAATGTGAAAAGCTTGGTTTTGAGCCATGCCGCAGGGCATCAGAGAACCTTGATCTCCATCATATTATCAGTAGGAACGCGAGGCCGGACTTGTATTACACAGAAAGTAATCTTGTCTGGCTCTCGCGTTCTTGTCATATGAAGGCACATAAACAACTATGAAAAGCGTTAAAGTATTGGTATTACCTGGTGTCGTACCATCCAAGAAGAACGGACGAGCCAACACTAGGACGGGGCGTAGCTTCCCCAACAAAAAGTTTATAGCGTGGGAGAAAGGTGTCAGGCAGTATGTCAAAGACGAAGGTTTTACCCGCGTGAAACACTACCCATGTCGTATGCAATTCACGTTCTATTACCCCGACCACGTGCGTCGTGACATGGACAATGCCATTTCATCCATCCTCGATGCCCTCCAGCCCAAGAAGGCCCTTGTAGACGGCAGGAGAGTGACAGTAGACGAAGGGCTCATTGATGACGACGCATGGCGTTACGTGTCAGAGATTAGCGCCAAAGGTTATCTTGATAAAGACCATCCACGAGCAATCGTGGAGATTTTCGAATAAAAGGGGTTGACTCTCTTATCAAAAGGGAGTAAGATGAGAGTTATAAAGATAACGAAAGGAGAGACGCACTGATCACAAAAGAGCAAATACTACAGTACCAAGCCATGAATGTACAGGCTAATGGTACTACAGAATTATTAGAAGAATTAAATGAAGGGATAGCGTATGAGTAGTGAAGACTACAATGTCGATTCAGCAGTAGCTGATCTCGCTGATGCCCAGGACTGGTTAGCTAAGGAGTTATCAGACCCGGACAACGATCATCGTGAGAAGCTGGCAAAAGCAATCATACTGATCGGTGACGCGATCGACATCATAGTAGATTACGACGAACGGAGAGGTTCGTATGGTGGGTGAGGATGAGAAAACACGGGAGATGGTGGACGCCATAGTCAAGAGCGGGGACACTGTCCAGAATATTCTCATCAGACTACAGAAACTAGCAGAGGAGTATCACATTGGAAAGTAAATTAGCATACATTCTGAACAGCGACATGTCGGAGAAGGAAGTAATAAAAGCCCTAATCGACATGCTGCAAGAGGCAATGGTATATGACGTCAGAGAGGTACGGGACGCGTTCAAGTCAGTATATGATTCCTCTATGATGTACGAATCTGTCGCTGAACGTCGCCCAGAGGACGCACTCAAAGACATCAGAGAGCACTTACTGGAGACTATCAACAACGTTGATGAGGTCATCGACAACTATATCAAAAAGAACAACCTAAAGGTGTAAGAAATGAAACAACAAATTATAGCAATTCTAGACAAATCAACTAACAACGGCATGAAGGCTGATGAGATCATGGAGATGTTCGAGAATCGAGCAGGTGATGTGGCAGCCAAGTGGATGGATATCCTTGAGGACGAGGAGATGACGGCAGACGATGTATTGCACCACGTTATCCACGACATGACATGTAGCCAGCAGGTATTCGATCATGGAGAATAAATGGCGGGGTTCGGCGCTCTGTGCACAGACAGATCCTGAAGTTTTCTTTCCACAGAACAAAGCATATGTGGATGATTACAACGGGTATGACAATTACAAGATCGCACGTAAGATCTGTGCAGAGTGTCCAGTTAAGGGCGAGTGTTTAGCAGATGCGCTGATGACTGGAGACGTAGAGTACGGTATGCGAGGCGGGCTAACACCACGTGAGCGCATGGGTATCTTGGCAACGAAGGTGGCAATGTATGAATAAAGTGAAGTACACAGCAAAGCTGCTGCTAACCCTATTCTCGCCAGTCATAGTGATAGTAGCAGCAAGGGCAATGCATACCGTCTATATGTGGATACTAGCTGGTGTTGTGCCCTCGCAAGAAGCTTGGTACTTCGCACTACTACTAACAGTAATATCATTCACCGTTGTCGGAGTCTACGCTTTTTGTGAATGGATAGAACCGTAAAATATGAGAGTATAAAAAAGAAAGGATAGATATGTTACTAACCAAATATAAAATTCAAGAAATGATCGAGAAGGTTGAGCTTGACATTAACGATGTGATGCACGGCCTGGAAAAGCACGACGGGGCGCAAGAGTGGGACAACTCACATGCCTTTGTCGCCGGCTACGTAGAGCAGCTTGTCAAAGATGCCATCATCGACCAGCTAGGCAGGATGTGATGGATGTAGAGGCAGAATACTATGCCGCCCAACGGGACATCGTCAACAAGATACTAGAGGCCGGATTGTTTGATGAGCATACTATTGAGGACATTACGGCAAACGCAATGCTACGTCGTGTCGCAAGGACAGACAAGAGTTTCGCCTCCGTACTGGTTGCCTACCTGAGTGGTCGTATTAATAAAGACAAATTACAAGCAATAATAAACGAAAGGTTAAAGAATGAGCAATAACTTGCCAACCATATTCTCCGAGTCGGAATTCAAGGCCGTCATGGCCAAGACCGGTATGACGGCAGAGAACATGGATCAACTCATCAAAGCCTACGGTGCGCCGTTCGAGGAGATCGGCGAAGCCCTGGCCACCTATCAAAACATTAAGGTCACTGACGCCAAGCAGGTAGATGTGATGAAGCAGGCTCGCCAGGAGCGGCTGAAGTTTAAGGCCTTTCGTGTGGCTATCAAGAAGCGCCACGATGAGCTGAAGGCCGGCATCCTCTCACGAGGCCAGGCTATCGACTACATAAACCGCACTGTCGCCAATGAGGTCAAAAAGGCCGAGGAATATTTGCAAGAGCAAGAGGAATTTCTGGAGCGTCTCCGCGAGAAGCTACGCAAGGAACTCATCGAGGAGCGTACAGCTGCTGCCATGGCTGTCACCACTGAAGACATCCGGATGTACACGCAGACGTTTGCAGACATGACCGAAGGAGAATTTGTCGACTTCCTGAACGGTCTCAAGGAAAAAGAAGAGGAGCGAAAGGCAGAGGAAGAACGCAAGAAAAAGCAAGCCGAGGAGGACGCAAAGATTGCCCAACGTCTTCGTGAGGAACAAGAAGCTCGCCGCCTTGCTCAACTAGAACTTGCCAAGAGCCAGGCTGCCGCTCTCAAAGCCCAGCAAGAGCTTGCAGAGAAGCGACGCCAGGAGGAAGAGGCGAAGGCCGAGGAAGAGCGCAAAGCACGAATGGAAGCCCAGCGTAAGGCTGATGAAGAACGGCGTCAAGCCCTGTTGCCTGATCGTAATAAGATCCTTGAGGCCATCGCCAAGATCGATTGGGATCGCCCAGAGATGACGACAGAGGAAGGTAAACAATTCGCCGGTGAACTGTTCGACGCACTACATAAATTCAAGCAGGCTTGGTCTGAGAAAGCTGATCAGGTACTTTAACAAAGTTAAAATGAGAGGTAAAAAACTATGAACAAATTACGAGAACTATACTACTCAAAGGGCCACGTATTGTATTTCAGCTTGATAATTACGTTCATGTTGTTCAGCTCTATCTGCGCAATTGTCGACGCAATGGAGCTGTACATGCGGACGGTGTCTATTGTTGGGACGTTTCTCATCCCGGGTATCCTTGTGAACAAATTCTCTGATGCCTTGTCTGTAGCACTTGCACGCAAAGCAGTTAAAGAATTAGAGGAAAGCGGGGAGCTTGATGAAATATTCAAGAATGAAAAAGATACTCACGAGCGATAAGTTCCACGTAATCTGTGACGAGTCGACAGTGAAAGTGTTCGACAAAGATGCAACGATGGTGGGTGTTGTGGACAACACAATACCCCACCTCATGAGCACAGACTACGACCGAACCTACTACCTTGATGACAAGAGGCGGGCCAAGTTGTTCGCCGCCATGTATGAATACTGTTCAACACCAATAGAATATAGGGAGATTAAAGGATGAACTACAACACACCAAATCTAAACCAACCAACAAACGACAAGTGGGCGCAGTTCGACACGCTGAGTGATCACTTGCGCGGACATTGTAAACATCAAACGGAGGAAAGTATGAGCGAATATAAAAAACACATTGGGCAAGGTAATGATCTGATGATCGACCAGCTGGCATTACCACGTGACGTGTTCAAAGGCAACACGGTAGAGCCACATGACTGGGAGACACCAGAAGCTGAGCCAGTCCAGCCTGCAATGTTTGAGATGCAAGAGGTTGTAGACGGCCTCCCAGAGAGCGAGCTACAAGCTTACAAGGATCAGATGCTTGCAGAGATTAGCGACCGTGAGGCTATCGTGGACGCTATCAACCACCGGCTTGACGCTGCACAGGCCAAGCAATACACACGTGGTGTACGCAATGCTATCACTAAGCAGGTAAAGATGTGATGAAGTTTAGAGAGTTTAGAGAGTCTCTAAAGACATTAGGCTATACAACATTTGCAGATAGTTATAATGTTGAGGTACGAAGTACCAAGAGACCGCGCCGGGCATGTGCAGTAATATCACTCCGAGAGGTCGCGTCCTTCTGGATAAATACACAACATGTTAGTGATAAAACTACCTGTTCAGAATTAATCAAACTTGTAGCAGAGTTTACTAATACGCTATTGACCGATCGAAACGAAAAGGTGCTTGCCAAACACGCTAACGGATCATATGTGAAAGAAGTCACCCTACTCATGATGGGTGAGCCCGCTCTCAAGGTTGAGATGACAAACAATTACGATGAAGCGAATGATAATATCTCTGACCGTGAACGTGAATGGCTCAACGACTTCTTTGGCGACAAGATTAGTTACATAGAAGAATACTAGTAACCATCTTGTAAATACTCCTCTCTTTTGGTAAAATGAGAATGTATACCAAATAAAGAGAGGAGTATTTTAAATGGTAAAGTCATCAACTGAAGAGCCCATGAGCTATCCCCAGTTCGCGAAGGCTATCAAGAACATGGGCTTTAATATAGATGTTGATCCTGAATGGATCTGTGTCACCAAGGATGAATATCTTGGGCTGACGACAGTGCTAGGAAAGGTAAGTCGCAAAGAACAGTATGTCGTATGGATCACCTCTAGTTTATCTATCAACGAGAAGCAACGTCGCAAGCTGTGGTTCACGATGTGCCAGTTTGCTGCCACACATCCTAATGATCGTGCCCACAATGTCGTTCTGAAGGCCACAATCAACGGCATTGATGTCTATATTAGAGAGTACTACCGGTCTACCCATAGCTATGTGCTCACTGATAAGTTCGTGAACGCTGATGTATTCCACACTGCTGATGCCGGTAAGATCTCAACCGACATTATGAATAGGACTGGTATATCGTTTGAGCTGGAGGGTCTACAATGACAAAGTACAAGTTCAAAGTGTATACCGACCAAAACGACTTCAAGGAGTACTCAGTCTACGCTAAGGATGGGGTGGACGCTATTAGTGAGCTTGAGCATCTCCTTGGTGTCGATGGCCATGATGGCACAGCTTATTATGTATATGTGTTAGAACCAGAGGAATAGACAAAAGAGATAAAAACTATTGACATCTCTCTTTTGGCGTGATAGTATTGATAGTAACAAACATAAGGAATGAAAGGAGAACCGAATGTTTGAAAAGCTAACCAATATTATCACGCCATTTGCGTTGTCTCTTATTGTCATCGCTGGCCTCGCCCTCGTCGGCTACTTACCTGTTGCCGAGCGTAGTATACTAGGGTATGCGACCATCTTTGCAGCGTCGCTGCTCATCGTGGCACATGTCACCAAAGAGCTAAAGAAAAAATAATCAAACGAAGGAGGTTTAGTTCATACCTAACGTGTCCGTTACTGAACATTGTTATGCGTAAACTAACCAAAGCCACAGTCCAAGTTGCTGCAGTTGTAGCCCTCACCGCAGGTCTCGTAGCAATGGCGACGCCAAGTAATAATAGTAAGATCAAGTACGATAGCCAGCAGAGCGCTTCAGACGCCGCAGGATCGTCGAAAGCTCACAAGATGTATAAGATATCATCTGAGCGGGAAAGGCTAGCCAAGGAGGCCAAGCGTAAGGCTGACGACAAGAAGAAGCGGGAAGCTGAGAAGGCTAAGCAAGAAGCCGAAGCGAAAGCTAAGGCTGAGGAAGCTAAGAAGCAACTCACCTGGCAGGACAATCCACAGAAATGTGATGAAAGCAAGCAGTGGATTGCCGCAGACGCACCTTTCAATTGTATCGACAAGCCGCAGGCACAGCCTGCCCCTGCAAAGCCAGCACAGCCTGCTGCTACCCATGCCCCACAACGACAGGCAGTAGCAGCTGCACCGGCTGGTTGCCAGGCTATCAGTTCGATACTACTGGCTAACGGTATCTCGGCTGGTGACCTGCCATATGCCCTGAATATCGCACAGAAAGAATCTGGTTGTAACCCAAATGCAGTCAACCCTAACGGTGGTGCATGTGCTTACTTCCAAGAGCTGCCGTGTGGTAAGTGGGGTGGTACTGGTAATATCGCTGGTCACATCCGTGGGGCTGATGCCTACGCAAAGGGCCGCTACGGCGGTTGGGCACAGGCCTGGGCTGCCTGGCAAGCTAAACGCTGGTGGTAGCCACCAATAGTAATACCCCTCCTAGTCGAGGGGTATTTTTTTGTTTTCGGTGTTTGTGTCTACAGCTATTATAGCACTACTGGCCGATATGGAATACGCGTTTTAGCATATCCATCAAGCCCTTGAGGAGGTCTCGGACTTCAGTGAGAAGGGTGGTGTCATCTGCCTTCTCCTCTTTTTTCTCTGGAGTCGTAGCCTCTTTTTCTGTTGCCTCAAGCACCTTCTGGGAAGCTTCAGCACGAGCCTTTTCCTCAGCTTGCTTTTGCTTCATAGCCTGTAGCTCTTTATACTCGGCACTGTCGTACAAGTCTTGTGCGATCATACCGTAGTTCCAGCCACTGCGTAGTTGTGAGCGGTAGTGTTCTACACCATTGTCATCTGCCTCGCGCTCAAGGATAGTGCGGTAGAGCCGCTTGATCTCATTGGTCTCTGACTCATATGCAGCGTTCAACTCACGAGCTTTCTCTTTAGCTTCCTCAAGACGACGTGCAGCAACCTCTTTACCTTCTGCGCTATTCATCAGGTCAGCCCGGATTTGATCCCAGTTCCAGCCTGCATCAATCTGTGCAAGGTAGTGAGCACGTCCACTGTCGTCTACATCACGGCCAAGAACTTGGCGGTACATGTCGTTGAGATAGTTGATCTCAGCAGTGCGGTCACGGTTCACTGGGACATACTCAATGTAGTTACGTACACGGTAAGCCACATATGGCCCAACACGGCGTGGATCATTGATAGCTGCCACGTCTGCAGCGTACACCAGATCGCCAGCAGCATTGATCATACTACGGCGTTGGCCTGTGTTGAAGTTCTGGCCAAACGACGTGCCATCACCCATAGCGATCTCGATGTGACCGTATTGGCCACCATCGTATGGCCACACAAGGATGTCGCCACGACGGACGTCACCAACACGATCAGCCAAGCCAGCGTTGACTAGACTATCACCAAAGTCTTTAGCGTGACCACGGGCCATGAATGGTGCGGGGATATCTTTGCAGCATTCCTTCAAGAACCACTTGATCTCGCTGACACATTGGCCAGTAAGATCACCATCACGACCGGTACCGTCAGTGTCAGCAGGGAAGAATATCCCTATACGTTTACTTGCCCATTCCTGAGCGTTTTCTCCTAGCACTATTTGTCCTCCTCTTTGATGTCTTTGTAGACGTGCTCAACGATATTGTATGCGTAGCTCACTGCACCTGCCCAGACTGGGAATAAGCCAACCGCCTGTAAGACACCAAGGTCAACTAGCTTTTGCTCGAGCCCTGGGGTGTTCAGCACTGCGAGGACAGCAGGGAATAGTGCAATCGCAACCTGTAGGGCGGTACGTACAGCACGACCAATACGAGTGTTTTTGCTAATAAATGGTTTTAAAAGTTCCATGAGAAACCTCCTATTTATGTTTATTAGTGGAAGAACTTATCAATTCCGTATTGTGCAAGTAGCATCATTACGAGACCGCAAGCCACGATGTAGGTGATGTTCTTGTAAAGCTTCACCTCATCGCCTTCCTTAGCCTCTTGCTTTTGCTCAACACGGCTGATACGCTGTTCGAAATCTTGGTGGATGCGGTGTGCGTCTGCCATTTCATAGTCTAATTCTTTACGCACCACTGCAGCACCAATATGTTTATTGATCATGTCCTTTATTTCATTGATGTCATCTCTTAGATAACCAATGTGAATTCCAACCTCCTTAACTGTTGTGGGTACTCCACCGTTTTGATCGTCAGACATTCTCTTACTCATTATATTTTGTATCCGATCAATTATACACTATTCACTCCACCGTGTGTACCACAATGTAGCGTGGGCTGTACCGGCTGTTTTGGTGTTATATGCTAGCACACGGTTGTTGCCAGACAGTACAGCAAGCTTGGCTTGGAAGTACTGCAATGATGGGGCTGATGGGTTGGTGTAACCGTTCGGGTAACGCTCACCGCTTGTGGTGTTCACAGCCGATTCAAAGTTGATGAGGGTGTCAATCTTGTCAAAGATATCATCTTTGAATGATTGCTCCACGCCGCTACCATTTGTCTGCCACTCCAAGGTCTTCTTATAGATAGGCTTATTGTCGTGCCAGTACTGCCCTGTGAATTGTTCGACCTTGCTGTAGTTCACTAAGCCGGGGTACATATTATGCGGGTTCAAGGCGTATAGCTGACGTAGGTCGTCAACATGAGTGACACGAGAGCTATCTGTAGTCACACGAGCCAGCAGGCTAGTGCCAACCACGGATGGTGGAATACCTGACTTCAGCGGCTTGGCATTGTAGTTCATTGTACCGTTCGAGTTCACGTACACATATGTGTCACGGTTTTGTTGGAACTCCTTGCTTGAGATAGCCTGCACATCAAGAAGCTTACCAGTTGATGCAAAGTACTTACCTGCTGTCATTGAGGCATTGAGGCCGTTGAGAGGACTCCAGATCATACCCTCGACAACAAAGTAGATCTTAGCGTCCTTACGGAACTTCTCAGCATTTGCTGCGTCCTCAAGTGATGTAGAGGGGATACGGTTGTTAGTGTCGCTCATGACTGTCCAGTTCAAGCTACCAGGCTTGATGTTTTGGAGATCCAGCTGGCCATTGAGCAATGACACAATCTGGTTGAATGGCACATTGACGTCAGAAGCGTCAATGCTTTCGCCATCGTTCGGTAGTGGTGGTGAAATTGTTGGCATTGTTTATTTTTTCCTTGCTTGTTTGGCTCTCGCCTTAAATGATTTAACGCTGGTCGACAGGTACAATTTATTGATCTTGTCGTCCCAACTGTCGTCATACCCAGCCGAGTCGGCGTGGTCATGCATGAAACTGCTGAACCGCTTGGCTATAGTTTCATTATACTCGTTAGCCCGGCGTTTCGCTTCATTTATCTTGCCTTGCTGGATAAGACTTGTGACCTGCTCAGAGGCTCGCTTACGAGCATTGGCGGCAGGGTTGTATGTATTGTAGAAGGCCTCAGTCGCTGCGCCTCCTGCAGCCCCTGAGAAGCGCCTGGAGATCGACTTATCCATACTACGGCCACCAGCCCACTCATCGTCAGCACCAGCTAGACGGTCAGCAGCGTTCTGGATGTTAGTACCAAGCTCACCGAACTGGCCTTTGATGAAGTGGTCAATATGCTTTGGAGCGACTCCAAGCTGGCCAGCTAGGGCAGAACCAAGGAGACTCTTCTGCTTACTCGTTTGCTCTTCTAGGGGGTTCTCTGCTAGCTTGTCAGATACAATGTCACGTCCTGTGTACATGTCTTTGTTGAGAGCGGCTTCAAGGGTGGGCTTAATGGCAACAGGAGTGAGAGAGCCAGCAGCACCGAGTAGGTCAAACTTACCATCCCTGCTAAACTTCACAGGCCCTTGGTCGCTAGCAAAGTCCATTGCTAGGCCAGTGCCATTCTCCTTGAGGAAGTCTGATAGATCCTTACCGGTAGCGTGCTGGTATTCCATGAATTTACGCACAGGCTCTACAAATGCACCTACACCAGCAGGCTTCTTCACCTTGATGACTCCCTCGTATGAACCGTCCTCTTTTTTATGAGCACCAGGCATCACAATAATGAAGTTATTCTGCTTCTCATACTCTGGGATATCTTTGTAGATAGCGGCCCTGTCTTTGTCTGACAGGTTCCATGCAGTGGAGGCGACAGTAGGAGTACCAGCAATAGCAGCAATCTTCATAGAGGCTGATACTGGGTTGTCACGTAGGTTACGTGCCATAGTTCGTGAGCCCTGGATAGCAGAGTTGAAGTAAGCTGAGAACGAGTTGGTCACCCGGGCTAGTTCGCCAGCCTCATTGAAGTCGATGGAGTTTTCACGAGCTGCCACCTTGGCATTAGACAATGCAGCGCTCTCAGACATACCATCCTTGAGAGCCTTGTTATACGTACCACGGAAGTTCTGCATACGAGTGATCTCCTCAGTGAGACCAACGGCATCCTGGAACTTATTCCATGCAGCCCTACCACCCTTCATAGGGTTGATATACTCTGTCGTCTTTACCTTAGCCCGCTTGGCCATATTGGCAGCGTCACCAAGTAGTTCTCCAGGGTTCTTGGTCATCTCCTCAAGAGAGCGGCCACCCTTACCTGCGTTATTGATCCAATCAGCTACTTGCTTGCCAGCATCCTTTTGCTTGCGGTAGATGTCAATCTCTTTACCACCAGAGTTGAACTTAGCATATTTCTCAAGGATTTGGGCGTCCTTTTTAGTGAGAGGCTTACCTGCTGCCATCATAGTGGCTCGCATGAAATTGATTGGGTTGTGAGTCGCTAGCAGATTTTTAGAATTGATAGCGGACTCCGCTTGGTCACTAATGAAGTTAGGAATAGCAAACGCTGCGTTCACACCTGTTGTCCCAGCCTTGAATGCTTGGTTCGTCATACGAGAAAAATTAGTGAGAGCATTCATATCCTGCTTGCCCCACCCATGGATAGCATGTGCAATCTCTGGAGAGGTCTGGATGATATTCTTTTCACCATCCTTTAGGAACGAGAAGGTTGGGATGTCACCAGCAGATGGGTTAGTCCTGATATTACCAGCGTCCCACCAGTTCTTACGATTCAATTCATGAATCTTTTTGAGCTGGCCGTTGAGGGTCTCAATACGCTCAAGGAACGGCTGCATATTCTTGTCCCGTGTGGAGATCTTACGTGAGAGCCTACGTAGCTCAGTAGACGACATAGAGGTGAGGACATCAGCCATCTGACGGTCAGAGAACACCCCGTTCGGGTTTTTCTTGGCTAGGTCATCAAGGTAGTCAACAGTCTCATTCATCTTACGAGTGAGCTTGTCACGACCCTCAGCCTTCAATGCTGTGATTTCCTTACGTAGATTGTTGGCTGCATTCTTGTTTGTTCTCAGGGTACGATTAAGCTTAGCAGCAATCTGCTTACCTTCTGCCACCTTAGTGAGCAACGCTCGCTTCTCATTGATCATGTCAGTGGTACGGATATACTTACCTGCACCAGTCCGACTTAGCATCTCACCAATCTCACTAGCTGCCTTATTCCTTGTGGCCTCCAGGTGGGTGTTATTCACACGATCCATCATCACCTGCAACGGTGACAGTTGTTCGCCTTCTGCATGTTTATCGAGCTTCTGGAGCGTCTCAGAGCTTGACAGTGAGGCTTTACGGCTACTTGTCGCCCCGCTATTGGGCTTCTCAGTGAGCCATTTAGGCTGCTCACGCTGCACACGAACGTAGTCAAAGCCATCCTTGGACAGGTCATCATATTGGGCTTTAGAGATAAGCCCATTGTCAAAGCGGTTCTTGAGGTCATCCTTGTAGACACCAACGAGAAGGTTGTATTCCTTCTCATAGTCCACACCCTTGTCTTGGAGTTGCTGCCACCGCTTATTCAAATTATCAACCTTCTCCTTGCTGAAGTCCTTCTTGCCGGCGTTCATCAAGTCAAACTCAGAGCGTATCTTGGCATACTCATCAAACTCTTTAGAGACCTGCTCAGAGCTACCACTGCGCATACCGATCTTAGTGTCAGCACCACTTCCACGAATACGGTGACCCTTACCAGCAGCTGCACGATCAAGCAGGCTCTGTGAGAGAGCTTGGGCATTAGGGTTGTTTTCAAGCCATGAAGCTGCCTGCCCTGATGACCGAGAGATATCCCCCATCAACTCACGAGCACGCATCTCATAGCCTGGACTTTTACCCATACCGGCTTCAAAGTCAGCACGTCGTAGATCCTTGAGAATGTTGTGCTTGTCAGTCACCCACTTCTGCATGAAGTTGTCTTTGCCTTCAACAAGCTTACTACCAAGTTTCGTCTTGTTCAAAGCGTCTTCAGTGGCATAGCCAGCCCTCTTGATACCACGTGAGAGGAACTGATCTAGTGTGCCAATCACACCATGCTTACTGAACTGATCCACACCAACAGCCTTACTAAGGCCCTTACCAGCCAGCTTGTCTGCCCCACCAAGGGCCTTACCAGCCCCTTTGAGGACACCAGGAGCAGCAGCACCAACTGCAGCACCAAGACCTGCACCCTTGAGTACATCATCTATCTTAGCGTCTGAGCCCTTGTTCATGAGCTCATTGTTAGCACCAAAGGCTGCACCAATAGCTGCGTCCTTACCGACATTCTTAGCTATTCCCTTGACGCCTTCGCCACCAAGAGCCTTGAGACCTGCAGAGATACCACCTTTAGAGAAAGCGGCCTTACCGGCAGCCTTTGCGCCAGCAGAGAGGGCTTTTCCACCGACACCAAAGGTAAGAGCAGAGCCAATAAGATCAGCACCAGCTGCGAGGTTTCGCACTGGGTCTGCCTTTTTCTTGGTATCGTTCATATACTCTTTGTACTCACGAGAGGCTTTGTCACCAAGCTTGCGGATACTGTTCATACCCTCTAGGGCACGCTGTCTATCCTCCTCGTTAGTGGCTTTGTCTGCCTGCTCAGCTAGCTGCTTGATGCGTTGGTAGCGATCACGACCAGCCTTGAGTAATTGCTCTTGGCGCTTCTTCTCCTCACCTGTCGCCCAGTTCCATGTCAGGGCAGCAGAGTCGGCAATAGTGCGAGCGCTCTGTGTGGCAGCATCAGTGATACCTTTAGCGACATCAGAAATACCCTTCATCAGGTCAAAGCCACCACCCTTGCTCTTGTTGCCTTGTTGTTGGGCAGCCTTCTCGGCTTCCTTGGTCTTGGCCTTAATAGCCTCCTCTTTCATCTTGGCAGCAGCGCTTGCTTCCTCTTCCTTTTTCTCCTTCTTCTTCCTCATATATGACTGCTTCATAAATGAGTTGAAGAACTCATCAGACTGACCAAGAGAGCGAGCACCACGGCCTCTATATGAGGAACGGCCTCCACCACCACCTGTCATTGATGAAAAAAAGGGATCGCCTCCGCCAGAGGAACGCCCACCATAAGATCGACCACCACCAGAGGAGCGGCCACCGCCGCCCCCTCCAGTCATGGCTGAAAAGAAAGGATCATCCATCCTAGTAACCTCCTACATGTACTGATTGTAACCAAGTTTGTAGTCTTTCCAGTGGCTATCATTGGCGTACTGCCACATCTTAGAGGCAAAGCCACCTGCCCCACCGAAGCGAAGACCATTGTCTGCAGCGTATGCAGCAATCTGACGCCAGGTAGTAGGTGACACCTTACCGTCACGCCCTGCGTTAGCTTGAAGCATTGCACGCACGCGCTCAACGATGTTAGGAGCAGCACCTCCACCGCCACCATAACGCATAGAGGCAAGACTTGCACTGGATGCTCGACTTGCTGCGTTCTGGCTAGCTTGCCATGCACGTTGCTCACGAGCCATAGCGAGTTGTCGCTGGTAAGCTTGCTCTGCCTGTTGTCGTTGAAACTCTCGCTGCTTTTCAGCTTCTGCTGCCTGGAAGGCACGAGCGGCTTCTGCTGCATCCCAACTACGCTTAGCACTGATGTCTGACTCACGTGTGGCAAAGGCTTTGTCATAGACGTTCTTGTCAATGTCAGCCTTCTTACCAAGTAGGCTTGTCCTTGTATTAGCAATAGCAGCCTGAAGCTTAGCTAAGGCTGGGAGATATGTAGATGCAGTGTATTCTGCTTGGGCATCAGGAGCGAAGCCTGAGAATAACATTCCTTTGTTCTGAGCAGACTGGGTGATCTTATTAAATGCACGATCCTTTGCTGCGCCTAATCCCTCAATCTGTGATTGCCCTGACTTTTCGTTGTTGGCAATGTCTGTGTCAATTAATTGTTTTTGAGGCTCAACCGACCTTCCATACTCGGATACCAGCTGGTTGAGATCTCGTACTACTGGTGCGGCCATTTGTTTGTTTGTATCCTATTTGTTTTAATTTTGTCTAGTTTGATTATATCATGCTACTGGTGGTACTACTACAGATACCTCAAACACAAACTCCTCATCGGCATTTGTTCTGTAGTTCTGTCTCCAGTCATTGACGACAAAGACTGAACACCTGATAGTATCTGCAGATGATCTGGTCACTGTAGCGTAGACTGGCAATGTCACGTCTTCACGGAAATAGCGTAGGGTGGAACATACTTGAAACTGTGTACCGTTCCTCCTAGAAGCTATACGAGAGCGCACTAGCCAGCCATTACCACCGACCCTCCACTCCTGAAAGGCTGTAGCAGTACCGTTGACTGGGATGTATGTACCGGCTGGTAGTTTCACTATGATCTGATGACTGTTAGTTTCCTTGGTGGTGGCAAAGTCTGTGACGATTTGAAAGTTATCTGGATTATACATTACCGTAGATCCTATAGTGTAAACGTCTATTGATAGATGGAGCTGTGGCTGTGATCTCCAGGGTGTTCACAGTGGACTCAATACCGAGGCTATCACGGCCTCCACCGAAAGCAGCAGAGACATGGGGCTGCATGTAACCGTCAATATCTGTCCATGCCATTACCTGAGGTCTGTAGCCAAGCCTATGCTCCACAGTGTGCCTCCATGTTCCTTGATCAGGCTGCAGATACGGAGTGTCCACATAACCTTGGTTGATGAGCTGTGGCTGGATGTAGTCTGTATTAACCATGAAATCGTCCACGCCTTTATTGGTAGGAGAGAATACGTGGGTGTCACCTACGTCAGTTGGCTTGAAAGCAAACACCCTACAGTACAAGGACACGTTAGCCCTATCTAGTGAGGTGATAGTCAGCTCCACTACATTCTCATTAGCCCTGACGCCAACACGAGGGGAGATAATCTCCCCAAAGGACGGCAGAGCTGCAACTGGGCCAGAGAAGTATTCAAAGGCTAAGTTGAAGTTCCTATCAAATGACCAGTTACCAAACACAAGAGGCTTAAACTTGAGACCATGGGGGATGCTTACCGTGAGGGAGTACTGCCCATTATTGCTGATTCTCAGGTCATCAATGATAAAGATGGTCTTATCAAGAGGATGATCCGAGTTGAGGTTGAAGTCGTTGTACATTACTGATCAATCAACACCTTAAGGTCTTTACCTTCCACTGATGTCCAGACACCTGGTCGACCATCACGTCCTGCCACACCAAACCGGTTGCGGTAGATACCGCTGTTTGGGTCAACAGTAGTGATACCTTTGGTGTCAATAAGGGTCATCTCCTTGCCCATGTCGTTACGGAATGACTGCTGGCCTGTGGTGAAGTCCCAGGAGAACAGCAATCCCTTCTCGCCGGCCTCATCGATATCGACACCAGGTAGTGAGATCTTCATGCCGAAGTCCCCACCTGGCCAGCCAGACTTTTGGTAGCCCATGACAAACCGCTTTGTCTGCCCATCTGAATATGTCTGTGTTTTCAGAATAGCATTGAGGCGGTTGATGATGTCATTGATAGCTGTGATCTGCTGCTCACGTGATGCGTTAGGGGGAACTGGGTTCAGTGTTCCCCCTGATAGTGATTGTCCTAATATACCTAGGTTAGCCATTAGCGTGCCCTTCCTGATTTAATTACTGCGATATAGCCGATGAGGAATATTGGTGTCTCCACCCCCTTCTTTTCGAACCTAAACTGGGTGGACTTACCTCGACCTGACATAGGGGCTGCCTTCTGTACAAGAGACACAGAGCCCCATGTCTTACCCCCACCCCAGGTGTCGCCTCCACCCCAGGTACTACCTTCTGACGCCACGAGATAGTTCCTCATAGCCGGCTTGTTCTGCTCATCGATATCACGACCAATGAGCATATTATAGCGTGACTGTGATGCTCGTAGCACTGGCCTAAATCGCTTGATGCGGTCTTTAGCAGAACCTGACGTGTAGATCTTATATGGCGTCCAGTACTTGAAGTCGATGGCTTTACCCATGTCCGAGTAGCCTCGCTCCCCTAGGAACACCCAGCCTGCCCGTGAGGAGATCTCGAGCAGCTCGGTGCGGTCACCGATACGAGCTGGCATAGAGCCTGCTACAGGGTGTTCAGTATCCAAGAACCATTGCTGGAACACCATATCGTACATCAATACGCGGTCGACAAGGACAGATGGCTTCTTCGCGTAGTGGATACGGAGCTGGTTGTTGTACACGCTCATAGTGGCCGTATCGAGGTTCTGAATCTTGTCTAGTTCGGGTTGTACACGGTCAGAGATGAGTTGGTCAGACACACCATTGAAGCGGTAGATCTGGTTGTCATCAGCCATGAAGTAGATGTAATTACGGTCAGCATAGATAAGCTCCTGGCTTACCCCGCCCTTCGTACCAACTGCCTCCTTCATAGTGAATGTGGAGATGTCGTTACCGGAGAGGATGTACTTGGTCTTGGTAGTAAATACCACGAGGTTGTCCTGGAATACTGTCCAGCCAATGATGTGATCAGCAGACTTGGGGTTTGGCACATAGAAAAAGTCGACAGAGCGATATGACTCAAACTCATAGAGCCCAGAGAAGTCCACCCGGTTTGGATCTTCCTTTTTTACCCAGAACAAACGGTTCTTGTGAGCAATCACATGAGTTGGTGTACCTGACATACCGCCAATCTTACTAGACCTTGTACCGTCATACCACATAGCTGGGGAGAAGCCATTGCACCAGATGGTCTTGTCATCAATCTGCTCAAAGCGGTACTTGGTGGCTTCTGCTGGTTGGTTCTCTGCGATAGGTGAACCAGCGCCCACCCCTTCATCCTCAGTAAGTTCAGACAGGGCATACACACCATTGTTAAAGGCCACAATAATCTTATTGTTACCGTTCTGTGGGCGACGCCTTGTCCACCCCTTCACCCTGCCTTCCTCAGCGACTTCAAGGTCATACGGGAAGGCTGGGCCTGGTGTCCATATATTACCTGATGTATTCGACTTAAAGCCTCCTGTGTTGCCCGTCATGCCTTTGATGTGATACAACCCAGTACCTTCATCCTGTATGTACACTACAATCCAGTATTGAGCGCCTGCCTTCAGGTAAGGAGCATCAATAAACTTAGCTACCACCTTAGTGTAGGTGGACGTCACACGAGAGAGGGTGAAGGATGATTGAGCAATAACCTTATCAGGCTTACCCGCCTTGTCATCTCGAATCTCCACAAGGATCTGGCCTGCTGCCCCGTCATTACGCTTGATCATTAGGGTGAGCTTGGAGGCAATAGCCTTGATACCATAGTCATTAATCTTAAATGGCGTGGCCACCCAGTTCACCTTGTCGACAGGGATGTCAGCTTTGGCGTCGTCAAAGTTACCGTGCATAGCATCGAAGGCGTTGATAGGGTTGATATAAGCTTTACACCCCTTACGTGTGGACATAGCTGGCCGGTGATCGTTCTCAGTACGAGACTGCATACGACAGTTGATAGCGTACGGAGACTCATTCTTAGGGACAGTACGAGAGGACGCGATGAGATTGATACCACGTAGGTCGTATACCTCATCAATAGTTTGTTTGGAGGTTTTAGTGATTGGTCGCTTTTTCTTAGTGATACCTGAACGCATATCTACCTCCAGCCTGCGCCACCACGTCGGTTAGACTTCATACGAATAGGGCCAACATGCTGCATCGCACGTGACTCATTGCGTACAAATGTGGTGATGAGGGCATCGTTGTCATCAGCTTCTTGAGCTGCCTCTTGGTAGTCCTCATTCATCTTCATAATCTGGACTGTCGCGCCGTTCACTACCATCTGCTTGTAGTTGTCTGGGATGACAAGCACTGGGTTGTCGATAGTGGCAGGAGCTGGGCGTCGTACATAGTCCAAGACAAGCGTGCCAGCCTCTGCAGCAGGCGCTGAGAGACGGATCTTATTACCGTAGTAGCACCACTCACAAACACGCTGAGGCGAGCTGTTAGTGGGGTCTGGGAACGTCTCAGAGAATACTGCGTACTCTAACCGGTCATTCCAGATAGAGTATGACTGATTGCCCGGGATACGCACCACTGCATTCAGTGATACCTGGTGGTCTTCAGGGAGAGGAATTTCGATAGCACCAGCATTGAATGGGATAGACACTGTGGTCTCCATGAACGCGATGCGGTTGTTATTGAGGACTTCAGCGATGAATGAGTTGATGGCTTGGTCAATGTTGTCGCCATCGTATTCGAGGTCATCGAGCTTCTTTCTCACTAATTGTCTTACTTCTTGTAATGTCATATTTGTTTCCTATATTAGTACTAGGTATATTCTATCATATAGAAAACCCCCTGATGTGGGGTCAGGGGGTTACGCATCGATGCTCTACCATAGTAGCAAATGGTTATTGGGGTGTCAAATGGTGGCTACGATAGCTTCCATGGCCCTGAACTGTCGACAAGCCAGAGAAGGTTTGTGTCGGCAAAGATAGTGACATAATCACCGACTTGTGCTCCATCCTCTGGAGAGATAGACAGGGTTGTAGGAGAGCCCCAGTTGTCATAACCAATGAACTTCGCAGGTGCGGTACATTTAATGGTCACACTGTTAGGGTTAATCGCACCAGCAGGGCCTCCATCTACTACAGGTTGGCCGCCAACACGGATGATATAGCTACGGCCGTTCTGGAGGTTGCCTCCTGATACGTTGAGAACCGCATTTGGGCCAGTTGCATTGAGAACCTGACCATGCTTACGGGTAGGAAGTGCCTGGTTGCCAGACAAGTCTGCCATGTTGACGTTCAGTTCTTGAGAATAGGGGGCGCTCATAATGCCCCCCCCCCTAGAACCGTTCCCAGTCGCCGACTGCTTCGACAACTTGCCAGTAGTCAGCACTGCTACGAGTAATCTTGATATAGTCACCAATGAAGGCGTCCTCTTTCTTGAGACGGACTTTCTTAGTACCAGTTCCGCCATCGAGACCTAGGAATGGCCCATCAAGGATGATGCCCACTGGGTTACGTGCACCTAACGGGTTACCTGGGGTCACTAGAGAGCCGGTGTTACGAATTGTAAAGGTCATCCCAGCATGGGTGAAGCTTGGGGTTTTCAAGGTGATGTCGCTACCGTCGCCTTCGACACTGAGCACACTGTTCTTGTACTGATCAAGCGTGATGTTACTGTCAACTGGCATAGCCCGCACACGAGCGGTCTCATCAATCGGGATTTTGTAGTTATCCATGACTACTTAGCCTCCTTGTTTTCTTGGTTCTCGGCAGCCTCGTCTGTCTCAGGTTTAGCTGCATCAGCCTCAACCTTAGCTTTTAGTTCAGCGTTTTCCTGCTCAAGGAGAGCGAGACGGGCCGCAATACCCTTCAGTTCAGCATCTTGCTCACCAATGTGGGCAGCAGTGTGGTTCACTGATTCAACACTCTTAAACGGTACAAAGTCTGACTCTTCAGCAGGCCGCTGGAATGTGTACCCAAGGCGGGTAACAGCAGCAGCTTGAGCGTCGCCATACAATGCATCGTTCTGGCAGATCATAGTGTCTAGGATCTGACCTTCCTCACCCTTGAGCACATACACGCCCTCAGGGAGGAGACCCGTGCTGGAGGTCTCAGCAGAGCTACCAGCACGCAAATTTTCTACTTCTTGATTCATTATAGAAACTCCTCGTTAATTTATTAGGCGGTTGTGTGGATTTGGATACCAGCACCCTTATTCTTAGGAATAAAGCAGTCGTAGTAACGACGACCCTCAGCAACCCAACCATCGATACCCTGGACTTCGTCGAGCGTACGGATCATGTTGAACTTAGTAGGCGCAACCAAGGTGTCTTTGTGGATCACCATGAAGGCAAAGTTAGCAACGAAGTAGCTCGATGGAGCGGTGACAATAGTAGCACCGTCAACCTGGCCAACGATACCGCTCTTGAGGTCACGGTAGCTAGTATCACAGTCACGGATGAACTCAGGATCACGCTTGAGCAGTGCGTAGAAGGTCTCAGTCATGTAGATGTAGCGACCCATCTTAGGCACTTTACGCTCAGTAACTTTAACCTGGGCATCAAGGAGTGACTTGTAAGCGTTGGTATTCGTCACAGCGGCCACAGTCTTAGCGCTATTAGAAGCAGCGTAGGTAGCTGCAACGTTCAAGCGGTAGATGTCAGTCGTTGGGACTGAAACCTCACGCACCTGACGCTTCACAGCCTTGTCGACCTCTTGCGCCATCTTGCTGTCCTCGAGGTTACCGCGGTCAACAGTGAAGGTAAATGCCTTGTCCTGCGAGAGAACGAAAGTTTGTGTACCAGTACCAAGCTCTACGAGAGCACCGAAGCGGTTCGCACCAGTACGGACGTAGTTGCTTTCCGTCACAACGTCAACGTTGTAGATAGTACAGCTGTTAGCACCGTTGTAGTCGAGTCGGATGCTGTTGTTGATAATAGGCTTGGTGATACTGTCGATAGTAAATCGCTCGTCAATAGTACCAAGCACGTTTTGGGCATAGTTTTGTGCCATTGTTTGTTTTCCTTACGATTAGCTTAATAATCGTCAGACGCAAAGTATGCGGCTCGATCGTACTCTGCAGGCTTCTGTGTTTGCGTGATAGAAGCACTGCGAGGCGATGCAGCTGCAGCCTGACTTTCTTTAGCAATTCGTTCCCGCTCAGCGCGGGCAGCTTCAGCTTCAACAGACGACAGGTCGGGTTCAGTGGCAAGGCGAGCTTTCGCTAGCATATACCAATCGCCCAGATTATCAGGGTTTGTCCAGAAGTCGTAAGCGGCGCGCCCGCCCTTATCAATTTTTTCCTTAAGGATCTGACCCATCATATCAGCCTGTTCGCTCGTCACATTATGTTCCTGGAAGAACTCACCGCGGAGACGGTTCGCACGCTCTTCATAGAACATGCGCTCCAATCGGTTTTGTTGTTCCTGATATGGATCATACTCGCCGTCGCCTTGCTTATCATATGGCTCTGGTTCTACTTCACGCAACGTCTTTTCGACGTCATGTCGTGCAGTTTCACTTTGCCGTGTACGCGTGTATTCACGCTGGCTGTCGCGGATCTCTTGGTATAACTCACGCTCCCTATCCGTAGTAGGAGCAGAGCGGCCCGTCTTAGCAGCCCATTCGTCAAGGTCACTGTCGAAGGTAGGAGTGCTCTCTGCTACCTCCTGTTGTCCGTCGACTTCAGGGGTCTCAGATTGCGTTGATGTATTTTCCAGGTTGTTCTCCGTAGGGAGAGTCTGCTGGTCTGTCACTTCCGCCTGCGGAGCGTCAGTGGTTGTAGACTCATTGTCCATCTATTTTTCCTTTGGCTTTTTATTTTTAACGATTGCTAGCTGCAACTAGCAGCTTCACCCAAAATGATATCAATTATTTATTCTTTGGTCAATATAGGATATCAATTGCTCAATCCCTTTCGCCTGGTCGAGCTCACTACACCTCTCTTCAGGAGAGAGGCGGTACTCCTCATTGATCTTATTGCCATTACTATCGACACCATTCTGCCGCATACCTACACCGTCTCGTGCAATCTTGTTGTGATAGTCAACAAAGCGGCGAGCTTTCTCGAGGACATCAAGGAGTGCAGGGTTAGTCTTATTGGCTTGGTAAATAGCCTTCACTCGCCTGGCTTCATCCTCACGCTCCTTGCGCTTTTTGTTGTGGGCCTCGATGACCTGCTTGCGCCGGTTCATTTCATCGATGTCTTCTTGTGGTATTTGCATGGATTGCTCCTTTCTTTATTGTTACTTCTTTGGGTAAGGCCGCTTGCCCTCTGGAATTTCACCAGGATGATCATTGATCATCGGGCTAGTACCGTCTTCTGCCGCCGCTTGCGCCTGGGCCAGAGAGGCCATATCTTTCTCCGACATGCCGATTAAGTCGTCTCCACTCGGCTGCTCTAAGGAACTCCCGCCTTGCCCTGCCGGTGAGCCCTGGGACGGAGGCATGGATGTGGATTGTCCGTCCAGCCCTGCGACTGGCGAGCCATCCGCGTGGAGAGTTGGATCGAGCCCATCCACGGAGCGTTTGGCTTGCAAAATCCCGTTCACTTCCATTTCCTTGAGGTGGCTCGGGTCTGGCTGTAGCTCCAGGGCCTGTTCGATCTGATACTTCGTCCATGGTGACGCATCCTTGTAGTTAATAGTAATGTGCTCGTATGGATCACGCTCCTCAGGTTCAGCAGGAGGCGCAAGCATAGCGTTGAACTTCTCGTCAGTGAGGTCTGGGTCATTCTTCTGGAGGAAGTAGCGAGATAGTTCAATCTGGTCAAAGATTGGATTACCGAGCATGAGTTCCTTGTTCTTTTCATCACGCATACCCACCTCAATCTCTTTTTGCTTGAGGGTGCTGTCTAATTCAACATGTGCTTCCCATTCACCATCAAACTCGTATGGATCGTAGTCATGGAAAAATACACCACGAGGGCCAACGATACGGACAGTGGATCGCTTCGTGACAAACACCTGAATGAGCTTGAACAAAAGAGACCCAAGCTGAGCGTACCCCTCAGACTCCATGTTAGCAGTCTTGGTAGCAAAACGGGTGTTGGCCTGGTTCACTTGGTTCTGAATCTCTGTAGCAGTGGCAGAGCCCTTCTGCTGGGCCACACCCTGCACCGCCTCATCAGCTGCAGTGGCACGACGCATACGCTGGAGAACTGCGAGCTTCTTGTTCTCGAGGTCACCAGAGAGTTGAGGACGCTCAATCACACCCATCGCATTACGAGGGATTGGGTACACAGCACCAGGGATAGTCTCAATCTCGGTAGCAAAGTCTGCGTACTGCGGGTCAACCCAGTACATTGGAGTGTTCTGGTAGGCGTTGTTGTCGATGTCCATCGCCTCGTAGTCATTCACCAGCTCATTATCACGGTAGATAAGCTCCATCTCACCAGAGCCATAGAATTGCGAGACATCTACGTAATCACGGAGGACAGCAAAGGGCAGGAATGGTTCGATAGCTTTGAGCTTTTTCTTGGTGACAATCTCTTTGCCCTCATATTCGGTCGTGCCCTCCACCTCTTGCTCATCACGCTGACACCAGGTAGGAGCAGAGAACACAACCTTCTTACGGTTCGCTACCTCATAGATACGGCCTGTGTCTAGGTCATGCAGGAGAATCATGTACACCTGGTTCTTTGGTGCGTTCTCAGACAGTGTGGAGTTAGAGAACATATCCTTGAACTCCTTGTCCATACTACTGTTGGCATTCTCACCCTCCTTGTTGCCCTCTGTAGTGAAGAGGCCGGCGTCATCTAAGCCCGTGTATTTAGGTACAAACTTGTCTTTCCTGGGGTCGTAGATCCTCTGGCGCTTGAGGTCTTCAATATTAGCCAAGTAATGGAAGCCTGCATACCGTGCATTGTGCATTGTCTCAACCAACCCAGTAGAGGTTGGGTCAACAAAGAAGTCGCGTAGAGGAATATTCTGGATCACGGGGCGGCCCTTAGCCCAGGTGACGTATAGGACACCAGTGCCATAGAGAAGCGACTCACGTACCCACTCCTGGTTCTTGAGCCCCATACGGTTGACTATCATGTAGTAGTCAAGCATGTTGTTGAGGACATCAACGTCATCTGTCTGCTCCTCATTTGTCTTAGTGAAATGAAACTTAGGTAGCCCACCTGCTAGGTTAGCTACGAGAGTTTCAATAATAGTGTGGGCTTCACGTACTGATGGGTCTGAGATACCATCATAGTTACGAATAACTCGCTTACCCTTGTAGACTTTGTAGCACTTGTCCCACAGAGGGCGGAGTCCATTGTCTACATATCGCTTTGCGGAGTCGAAGCGCTCCAAGATATCCTTGAGTTGGAGCTCACCAGAGGCTTTAGCGTCCTCTGTGAACCGCTCGTGATCGTCTTCTGCGTTCGATGGCTTTGCTAATTCCGCTAGCGCCTTGGTATTTCTGTCCGGTTTTTGTTGTTCTTGTGGTGGCATTCCTGTACCTTTTTACTGGTTTTTGTATATATTTTGCTGCATATTCCGTGTTATATGGAGACCAATCTGCCATTTGTAAGGCAATTGCTGTAGACATCACGACGTCGTCATGCTGCCCCTGTTGGGCCTCCATAGCACCGTTATCTTTTCTAATGTAACTCATTGCTTCACGGATGAATACAATGTCTAAGTCGATTATATCACCTTCTCGAATAGAACGCTGCAATTCAGAGATCATAATAGGCTTAGTCTTCTTGTTCGTCTGCCAACCAAACTTGGTGGTACGCACCTGGAACTGCTCATCCTCTGCTGTCTCGCGCATATATAGGTTGCGGTAGAACATATTGCGGAGCTTGGCGGCAGTGGCAATACCATGGTTGTTGATCTCCACCCCCACGAGAGCGGTATTATAGTACGTACCAATATTAAATACGATTTCACCCAGCTGATCAGGGTCAGCATATCCACGCCAACGTGCCACGACCTTGCGGGCTAAGACATCAAAGACAGTGATCACAGAGAAGTCGGCTTCCTTACCTGATGACGCTTCCACCTCAATACCCTCTGACACGTCCACGCCAATCACATACTTACGTGAACGATCAACATCCCACCATACACGTAGTGGAGTTGGGTCATTATCACCCACCCGGCGTATCTCAATAAACTTAATACGCTCCATACCAGTATCTGGGTCGACAACCTTCTTAATATCGCCGCACATATACGGATGAGTCTTCTGAGCATCCACTGCGATACGCTCCATCTCCTGGAGCATAGGGACGTCAAAGACAGGTCGACCAGAGGCGAGGAACGCTTCCTCTGGAGTGGAGGGGTATTCCTGGTAGAACTTCTTAGGGTCGGTGCGGAACTCCTTCTTTTTCAGCCTACGCCAATATATCTTACGAGGCCATGACGCACGATCGTATCCCTCGTGCTCGAACAACTTATAAAGCGCCTCCTCCTCGGCATCTAGGTCACCAAGATCATCGTCAATAATATTTGGTGTCTCGTACTCATTGTGCGAGTGCCAAGGGAAGAACACTGGACGGAACTGTGACTCACCGCGCTTGGCAGCATTCCACTCATCGTAGTAATACCCACCGATACCATTGGCAGTGGACTCCAGGAAAATAAAGGTTTCTGGAGCCATTGGTACAGCCTGAACTGCAGCAGAGGTGACATCCGCAGAGTCATCCCAGAAGGCCACCTCTGATCCGTGCAAGAACTTAATCGTGCTAGAACGTCCCTTACCCTCTGTAGCCACCATCGTCTTAATCTCAGACTGCAGCCCAGGAGACGGTAGGTTTTGTGCATCGTACGTCTTCTTGACTTCGTCAGAGACATCAAAGGTAAGGTCTTGCTTTGTGTTATATTTCCGATCAGGCTTGAACGATGGGTGAGAATACTCATAATACCGACGGAACATCTCATAAAGGTTCTTTGTGGCCTCCTTTTCATGAGCGATAATCACCGTAGTGGTGAACCGGTGAGTAGACGTCCACCAGTATCCCATCGCCTCAATCAACGTGGACATGCCCATCTGACGAGCCTTCAGCACAATATACCGAATAGGACGCCCCGTAGCGAGATCCTCTGCCACCATCCTGATAAGCTCCATCTGCTCCCAGTTCAACACATCATAGAATGGAATTAGCTGGTTAGAATACTTGTCACGAATCATGAGATTACGCTCACAAAACAGAAGAAAATCCCCCGCAATAAGCTTCACCGTTTCACGGATCTGGTCGTCAGAAGAAAGGAGGCAGAAATTAGGGATACTATTTACAATCCTCTCCCGTGTCTTCTCACTAAGCTTTGGATGCTTCGCCATTGATTTCCTTCAACATCTTCTCATGCTCTTTCTGCCGCTTCGCTAAAAACCGGTTCTTAGACTCAACCCGCAAGGGATGTAACTCATTGAATGCCTCCACAAGCAACTGTGATGGCCGATCAAGAGGGCCAAGCCCCATCATATGAGCATTCACCTCTGTCGCCATAATAGCCGAAGCGTGCTTCAAAGCAATGTTACAGAACATACTGAAATTCTGAATACTCATATACGTCTCAAAATTATCAGCATAAATACCCACATAGGCATCCTTCACCTTCTTACCCATATAACGGTCGCCCTTCCTAGGCCCATTCTTAGTCTTCTTACCACCATACAGAACCTTCGAAATATCCTTCTGGCTCTTAATAAACTCTGGCGTCAACCCATATTTCTCATACAAAGTTCTTACCATCTAAACCGCCTCCAATCGAATCTTAACGTAACAATAAACAAATGCACTGCGAACGTATACTGATACTCCCCACAACCCGGGAATCGCTTATCGGGCCGTGTAATAAGCCGCTTGCCGTAAGCAACCAGGGCATCAGGTAGAATACCATCAACCACTGGAGCATACAGATTAAGCCAATTAGGAGTCACTCTCATTGTCTTCCTCCTCTCGTGGCTGTGGATAATACAACTTAAACTTAGCCTTCCGCCATGGTGTATTCACCTTGGACTTAATAATCGTAGCCTCAATGAAATGCCCAATGAAATTCCCCGCCTGCGTGTCCTTCGTAGTGCGACCAAACCGCCACGACTTCATAGTCTTCAGTGAGATCATGAGCGAGGCAGCATACGGCACAGCCATACCGCCAGGCGTGTATTTCTGTGGCACATACCCACCAATCACCTCCCGCTCCTGGTTGATAATCACCAAGGCAGTGTCGTTCTTAGCCAGAAGAATCGGTAGCACCCGCATCATCTTATTCACCATCTTGGCCTTCTGCCCAATATTCGCATTAGCAATATTATCCTCAGCCTCAGTCTTCGTAGTGCAAGCAGCTAATGAATCAAAAATAATCATATCATACGACCCATCCTCTGCAGCCTCCTTGATAGCCTCATAAATATCCTCTAGGAAGGCCGACTTGTTGTACAAGGTGAAATTAGCAGGATTAAGCTTCAGAGCAATCAACAACTCAGGGTTCAAAGATGCCTCAGAATCCACATAAAACACCTTCTTGTCCCGAAGCCCAGCCACCATGTTGAGGGCGAGGGTGGTGTTGTGAGTAACAATGTAGTCATCAGAGGCAACATAGAGACTCTTTGGCCCATTCACCCAAATACATCGGATTTTCTTGGTATCACCTGTCTTTTTTACGGATGTAATACGACGAATACACCGCCCCTTAGAGATGGCCTTGTCTTTTTTGCGAGGCAACAAGAATGGGTTGAATGGCAGGGTGATATGCATACTAGCACACCAGTGCTCGCGTCGCTTGTCATAGGTGACCGACACAGTTCCACCGAGCGAATACACAAGCTCGCTTACATCCTTACGCAGCTGATTACTGGTGGTATGATACAAAATACTATTGTGAGAGCCAACTGAACCATCACCATCTAATAGTCCAGCCAAGAGGGCCTTGCGCTGCTCAATAGAAGCCTTCAGGTACTGCTTGGGAATATACTTCTCATGAGAGTAGAGACCGTGAATACCAGCATTCTTAACCAAACTCATCATCCCGGGCATGCCCCACTGCAGCCCATTGTTGACCCCATTGCGAGCAACTACATCATATCCATCCTCTCGAATGCGTTCTACTACCTCAGTGTCCTCTGTAGTCAACTGGACGCTATTCACAGACTCAGTGAAGCACCCATTAGCCAACAAAGCGCCCAATGTGTACGGCTTGATAGGGAGGTCGACAGCAGGGTAATCTACAGGCTCAACAAGTGGCAAGTATTGATTGCGGTTCAATAACCCATTGGCAAGCTCCTCAGTGGTGAAAATCTCCCAGGCATTAGGCCGACGAGAGGTGATCTTACGGCGTAACATCCACAAGTGGTCTCCATCGACTTCAAGCGATGTACCACCAGAGATAGAAACCTTATATGTGGGTAATTCACCCCGATCATACACCCCTAAGACCTCAGCAGGCTTACCATCCCAACCGATAACGTAGTCACCAGGGTTAATATCTCCCATACGCTTTGTAGTGCCATCTGCCATAGGGATCATAGAGTCAACTGGCTGGCCCTTCCCAGTAGCATACGGAGCTTGCAGTTGTGTCACACGACCCCTCGGTATCATAGTGAGCGAATCAAACGAAGGCACTCCCGTAGAGATCCACTTCACCTCATCCACCCCCATCTTCGTAAACTCCGCTAGGGCTGAACTAGCGTCATAATCAATATCCTTGATACGCTCAAACGGGTTGTCTTGGTCTATAGATTTAGCCATATAAATCCTTTCATGTAAATATATTACTAGTAGCCTATGAGAATCGTCCTGAGACGTACCTGAGAGGCTCTGTGAGACGTCTAAACGCATAAAATGCATGTGTATACGTCTATCCCGAGAAACGTCCTGTAGCGTCACGAAGGACGCTTGTGGGACGGTCTGGGTGTGACTAGAGTATATACCATCGAGAGGGTAGTAGTCTAGAGGGCATCAGCAAGTAGGGAAGTTAAAAATTGGGTGGAAAAAATTTTGGCAAGGGTATTTGGTGGGACTCCAGAGTGAATAAAATGACGGCCGTGTTCCGCATTCGGGAAACTCACAATAATAGCCTGGTGTTAGGGGAAGGGCGACGCACCGCTTCCTTTCGGGGTGTACCCCCGCACCCCCACCCCCCTAGGGGAGGGCCAGGCCCACGCACAGACACCAGGAGGAGAGGAGCGAGCGAGGAGCGTGTGGAATGATACATGCATTAGGTATCGCACAAGGGCATTGAGAGGCTGTAGGGTCGTGTGGAGCTATGGTACATGAGCTACAACTCATGTTGGGTAATGGTTGCATACTTCTGATAATGGAGATTGTACGAAGTTAAAGCCTCTAACAGGGGTAGAGTGTGTGAGGATGACGGAGATTAACGATAGAATGTGGCAGATTACAGTGGTAGCTTGAGTATCGAGCTTTGATGAGCATCGAAGAATTAGTGGTAATTTGCAACTAAGATGCGTGCGGCACTGGGATTTAGCTTATTTTGTTTATAGCTTTTAATTTGTCCATTGTGTTTGTTTGTGTATTTGCTGTGAGCTCTTGAGTTATCATGTTTGATTAATTAGGTTTGGATGATTCATCTAATATGTTTGTTTCTTGCTTGGCTGTTGGTTGTTCGGTTGTTTGTACTACTAGCTTATTATTCATTGTATTTAGTTCTTGTGTCGAGTTAGTCTAGCTGGCTATTGTTGTATCTGTCGTGTTTGTTGAGTTTATCTAGTCTATTGTGTTTGTCTCTTGGTTGGTTATTGATTCATCTAATATGTTTAGCTTATTAGTTGTTGTGCGAGTTAGGTTTGTTTGGTTAGTTTCTGATGATTCATCTAATGTAGTTATGTGTAGGTTATTAGTTGTTTGGTTGGGTGTGTTGGATGTATTAGTTGTGTATGTAATGTATGTATCTATGTATGAGGGGCGAGCTAATTACCAGTACTATGCATTACAAGGTAGTGAATAGTAGATGTTAGGCGTCAGTGCGATATTAGTTATCCACAGGGCTAACAGTGGTGATGATAAAAAGTCAAAGAAAATAGCCAAAAGGGGTTGCAAAAGAGAGAGTGAGGGAATACTATAAGGACAGAACAAAAGAGAACGCAAGAAGGAGACAAAAGCAATGTGGACAGTACCAGAACGAGAGACAACGAAGTGAGAAGGTTTCGAAGGGTTTCTAGACAAATCAATCGATCGGCACGGTTTCTGGCTTAAGAACCACCGCAACATTATCCAGGATTACCTGGAGGTCTACAAAGACAATGGCTGGAGCTGGGAGACTATCCAAGCTGATCTAAAGAACTTTGATAGCCCGCTGCTCAAGAATGTATACAAACTAATCGACTTGGCACGTAAGGAAGCGTACAAGGTTTACGGTAAGGATGTTACAGATCTTGACTACATCGACCAACTAGAGTGCACCAGCCGAGCATTAGATCAACTAGACGACTAGCTATCACCAATAAAGTAACTATAAAGGGATAAAGGATAAAGCAATGGACTACTACTACATCAACACAACAACTGAATACGATGAGGTTATGAACTGGAACGGTGAGGCATTTATTGAATACAGCACAGATGTTGAGGCCATCAAGCAATATGACAACATGGAGCAGGCGCTAGCTGCTTGGGATGAGGCTATCAAGACAGCGCGAGACATGAATGCACAAAGCGTTCAAATCACAAAGGCTGAGGTGGCGCTGGAGACAATGACAGTTAGTGGCAAGGTAGTAAAGCGTATCGAGTTAAAGGGCTACAAGACAGATAAAGAACACTTTGAGCTGATGCTAAAGCTTACCAAAAAGGCACGGGGTGATTACTTGATCAAGCATCGTGACATTATCGAAGAGTACGTGACTGTCTGGGCTGATGGCCGACACTGGGGACAAGTGACTACTGAGCTTGAAGATGAGAATAGCACTATATACAAGCAGGTTAATGCGCTCATCTTGATTGCCAAGGACAATGCCTACCAAATCTACAAGGCAGATATATCAGAGTTGAGCAAAGAAGCTCGTGAACTGTGTGTGTTCAAGGCTTTGGCTTTCATGCAGGTTGAGGACGCCAAGCAGATGAAGCGAGCAACTACACAGTACGGCGTTAACTGGGGTTTAGTATTCTAGGCCAGGACTACAGAGGGTAAGGCATCAGTGAATAGCTGGTGCTTTTCCCTTTGGTGTCTAACGCAAATAACCACACGTGGTGGTGTGGGGCAAAAGGTAATCATACATATTATGGGTGATATGTATGTGATTGATCGAATTTGTATAGGTTATGACTTATACCAGCGTTTGTGCACATTGGCATCACCTCTTTGCATGTATCGCGGATGATGTCGGCTACTGGGGTTTACAAAGTGCTAGATAACCTAGTGCTTACCATTGTAGCACTGTGGTTTGTATTAGTCCAGGAGGTCTTGTATGTTCACTTTTGCGTGGGCTGTTACTGAGCGTTGGATAGCCTTACCACGTACATGATCTAGGACATAGTGGACATTTTGGGTGGCTATCTTCTCATTTTCAGAGTTTACGAGCTCCTCTAGTCTGTTAGCTGCTGTGATGGCAGATTGTTGCATGTACATGTCTAGGTACTCATTAACGTTTTTAGCACCAGAGGGTTTGAGCATCTCTAGTATTTGCTGTGCTGTGGCGGTTTTAGGGTCTTGTGGGCGTGGCTGAGCATCAGCCTTGATGACCTCTGCTAATTCCTTGGTGTCTTCCTTGGAGACTCCAGGAGGTGTGAGAAAGTCGTAAATGTCTTGGTGGTCTTTAGTTTGTTTCTTAATCTTTTGAATGTTAGCCATTGTGTGTGTCCTTATTTGTTATATGTCTACTGTATTATACCACTAGGGTGGGGCTGTGGATAACTTGGGCAATTAAAAGAGAGAAAGGGGTTGCATTAAAAGATAGGACGCGCTACAATAGAGACAGTTCAGAGATGAACAGGAAGCGAAAGCAAGGTGGCGCAACTCCACCAAGAACCAACTACATAGGGCTTGACCTTCCGCGTTAACAATAAAGCCAGATGCGTGGGTGAGTATGCGAGGCTCACCCACCCTGACTAGAAATAAAGGGGTCACATGACAATCAAGACAACAGGTAGTACATTCAAACTGAACGGCTTACGAGTTGTGGCCGGAGTAGAAGCGATAATAAAAGGTTAAACGGAGATATAACAATGCAAGCACGTAAACAATCATGGATCACAAGCGCAGTAGCATGGGTACTGATGGTGGTGGCATTCACAGCAATTTGCTACGGGTACACAGCACCAGACAGCAGCACAGAGCAACGACAAGCACGAGTAACATACACATGTAGTACTTACACAAAGGATCATCTGACTAGCTACGAGTGCGACAAGAACTAACTCACTTGCAAAATGCAATCAACTCAATCAATAATAGGAGAACTGAAAATGAAATTCAAAGCAACACTTTACGTACTGGCTGTAACGGCTATCACCACATTGCATGCACTTGCTGCCCTCTGGTGTTACCACCACTGGCTAGACAATGTACTAATCCTTATCTTGTCTATCGCTGTCATTCTGTCCTTTGTAGGGCAAGCGTTACACTGGGGTACGGTATTCACACTGTGGCTTAATTACATGATTTGTCCAGAGCACGCCAATGGTAACTAAATACTACATAGAATCAGTACAAGGCGATGTGAGGCGTTTCTGGGGCGGTAGGAAGTGGAGACAGTATAGAAGCTGTGCCAAAGAATACAACGCAGCAGGCGACGCCCTACGAGCTCACAAGGCTATCTGTGAGGAAGGCTACCAGACAAGCGTAGTGGCAACCAACATAGATAGGGACGGCTGGCCAATAATGAGCTGGGACGTCATCAGAGTGAACGGGCCAATCAACCAACAAACTAGCATTAAACTATAGGAGAACTACAACAATGAGTTACGAACAAACAGGCAGCACAGGCAAGATGATTAAAAGCTTTATTAAGGCAGCATGGCACGAGGCAATGCCTTACGTAGTGGCGTTAGCTTTCGGCGCATGGGGTTTGATCACACTGTGGTTACTTGCACAACCAGCACAATTTTAGTAAGTAAATCTAAATAGAAAGTAGCAGGTATAAAGATATGAACAACCAATGGCTAGACGGTGCACGCCGGTGGTGGGCCATGCGGGCGTCAAAGATGAATAGGGCGGGTATGATTTATGGTGCAGTTAGATATTTATGATTGTATTGCCGTCTGTGAAGCAGTTGGCGGATTTGAAAAGAAAAACATAAAGGAAGGGGAAGGGGAAGGGGAAGGGGAAGGTGAAGTATAAACTACGACCATACCAAGAGGAAGCCAAGAACGCAGCGCTTTGGCATATCTCACATAGGGAGAAGCCAGGCATTGTGGTAGCCGCGACCGGTGCGGGCAAGTCTCTTATAATAGCGGCAATTTGTCATGAGCTAAACGATAATATCATTGTGCTACAACCTAACCGCGAGCTAGTTTTGCAGAATTACGAGAAGTTCACGAGCTATGCACCAGAACTTGAAGCGGGAATATATTCCGCTAGCGCTGGAGCTAAAGACATCAGGAAAGTGACATTTGCGACGATTGGTAGTATCTACAAAAAGCCGGAGCTATTTCGTCATTTCAATTACGCCATCCTTGATGAGTGTCACGGGCTCAACCCTAAACAACTTGGTAGCACTATGCTTGGTAAGTTTCTCAAGGGGGCAGAGATTGGCAATGTGATTGGACTAACCGCTACGCCATATCGTGTGGAGACTGTGTATACATGGGAAAATGGCCAGCTTAATGGTAGTGCTGGGCTTAAGATGCTTAACCGTATTGGCAAAAATTCCTTTTTTGGCAACATCTGTTACAAGATCGAGCACAAGGAATTAGAACAAATGGGGTATCTAGTGCCCATCAAGTATTACCAAGACAATGTGTCATGGGACGACTTGAAAGCCAATAGCACTGGTGCTAATTTCACAGATGAATCACAGAAGGTGTTTGGGGGGCGTATCATTACACGAGCTATTCAAGCTATCCAATACGCTGAGAAGCATCACAAGCGGTGTTTAGTGTTCTGCCAGACTGTTGGGCAGGCTGAGACTATCCAGGAGCACTTGGCTGATATGGGTATCACTGTGGGGCTGGTAACAGCAAAGACTCCAGACGAAGAGCGCAAGCAGTTGGTGGCTGATTTTAAGAGTGGCAAGCTTAAGACAATGCTCAACATGGGTGTGTTTACTACTGGCTTTGATGTCCCGGAGCTTGATTGCATCGTGATGTCTCGGGCCACTA